CGTTATAATCACACTATCACGTAATTCCTCCAAGTGTGTCAATCCCTATTCTCGCAGCTCTTAATCAATATACAATCCCCTTGCCGTATACCATACAATAAAGCTGCCGTCTTTTAGTAATCACTTACTATCACATGAAGGCGGCAATTGGGCAGCCCCCCCGTCTTACCGTAAGTAGTTGTTTTTTTTTTATTTTTTTTTTCTGAAAGTAATACTTGAACAATCACTCGGTGAACGGGTAGCTGCGATGATAAGTGATTACTAGCGGATTCCTAGCAGATGCCTGGGAACACGGATAGTTGATTGCATAGAGATTGTGCACCCGACTTATCGCGCCATAGTAATCGCGATTACTCCCGCCAATCAATTCCGCAGCCGGGCCAGCCCAGCTCCCATGTTGCGGGCGGGCGGGGAGCAGGCAGGCGTGGGCGCGTGTGCGCGTTCGCGCGGGCGAGTTCGCAACCCTCAGCCACGTGGGCAAACGTCCCACAACACGAATCCACTGCTCCGTGGCACAATCCGCGCACGAAAAAGTTTGTTGTGCCGGGCAATGTTTTCCGTTGACAAGGCTGCGCAGCATGATTAGATTGTAGTCACAAGGGAAGGGCAATCCCGCTCAACCCGCGAAGTATCTGGGAGGTACATCATGGCCCCGCAACGCAAGGTTTTCTCCAAGTCCTTCGACCTCGCTAATATGTCCGTAACCATTAGCACCCCCTCGCGTTCCGAAACTTACCTTATAAAGGGCATGTCCGAAGACATCCGCAACACGCTCATGCTGCACGGCTTGACACAAAAGCTTTCCGACAAGTGCGCGGCGTCCGCCGGGGCGCTCACCGAAGACGAAAAGTGGACCGCCATGAACGAAGTCTATGCGTCCCTCCATGCGGGCACTTGGTCCCTCAAGTCCGAAGGCCAGGGCACCATGCTGGTTCGCGCCCTTATGGAACTCGCGCCCAATTCCACCCTCGCCGACATTCGCGCCAAGGTCGAAGGCTGGTCGAACATCGAACGCCGCGCCGTTTCCGCCAATCCCAAGGTTGCCACAATTCTGCGCCGCATGGAATCCGAACGGGCTTCCGGCATCGACTCGGACGAATTGCTTGATGACCTGCTTGGCTAGGTAAAGGAGACAACATGACCGCTGTACGCACTTCCGAACTCCATGTCTTAATCCAAGCCGTCAAACCTACTATGCCCAAGGAAGAGATACGCGCCTACATCAAGAGTCTTTCCGCAAAAGAACGGTCAGCACTCTTGCGCCGACTTCGCCGACTTTACAAGAGCTAGACACTCTCACACGCACCCACAAACCCGTGCCGCCAGTGACACGGGTTTTTTCTTGCCCCTTGCATAACACGATTCCCCTGGTTGTATGCGCGCACGGCATACGCCCCACGTGCCACGAATCCGCAAGTCATTCCCCTCGCGTGTTACAATCAAGGCCGGGGGTGCTTAGCGGCTGGCGGGGGTCTTGGTTGGGTAAGTTTAGGCTTGGGGTGCCATCTCCCTTGCCGACCCCAAAAAAACTGAAAATTACCTCACTGCTGTTAGCGCAGAGTCACCCTCTTCGGGAAACCCCGGAAAAACACCAAAAAGAAAACTGATGACTTCTTTGGCTACTTAATTATCGACAGTGTGCGAGCGTCGGTAGTCTTTTGCGGCTTGCGGTAGGCGCGACGGCGGACCCGCCCGAGACTTAATTGCACCGAGTAATCGCGAGTATTCCCGCCAATCAACCCGCGCGCTGCTGTCCTTTCCCCCCTTGACGCCGCGCCTACAGTCGGCTATATCAGCCCCAACACAAGGAGTACACCTATGTCCGCCCCGCTTGCAGGTTCCAAACACGGCTACGACCTCAAGAAGCTTCGCTACACGCACGACGCGATGATCGACGTGCTGATTGAGCGGCCCGAAATCAAGCAGTACGAACTCGCCGAAATGTTTGGCGTCACGAAAGAGTGGATCAGTATGCTGATGTGCTCAGACGCCTTCCAAGCTCGTTTGGCCGCCCGCAAGGCCGATGTGATCGACCCAATCGTCGCGGCGAGTTTCAAGCAGCGCATGGAAGTGCTGGCCCGCCGGTCCGTTGAGGTGCTGATGGAGAAGATGGAGGACAGCGCCGAGTGCGCGCCCAACGTTGCACTCGGCGCGCTGGGCATCGCGGCTAAGGGTTTCGGCTTCGGTGGCGCGGCACAGGTCAACGTGGACGCGCGCACGCAGACCCAGTTCGTCGTCGCCATGCCCGGAAAGGCACAGTCGAGTAAGGAATGGGCTGCCGCCTACGGGGCCAAGGACCTCGATGCCTCGTGCGCGGCGGACCACGAACTGGCCGTCCCGCCCCCGCCCCCCGGCATCGAGATGCTGACCCAAGCCAGCATCACCGAACCCAACGACACCGAGCCGCCGATCAGGCCCATTGGCGGTTAGCATGGAAGCCGCGCGCGCTGTCGAACCCGCCGCCCCGTGGACCCACCCTGCCGTCGAGGTTGCCGAGAATCAACGCATTATCTGGCAGCCGCAGCCGGGTCCGCAGATGGCCCTTCTCCAGTGCCCTATCTTCGAAGTCTTCTATGGCGGCGCGCGCGGTGGTGGGAAGACGGAGGGTTCGCTGGGCGACTGGCTCCAGCACTCCTCCGAGTACGGCGAGCACGCCATCGGTCTCTTCATTCGTCGCAAGTTCAAGCAGCTTTCCGAGGTAGTAGCTCGTGCTAAGCAGCTCTTCATCCCACTCGGAGCGAAGTACAACGAAACCAAGCAGGAATTCGCGATGGCGAACGGCGCGCGTCTGAAGTTCGCTTACCTCGAACGGGACTCGGATGCGGAGCAGTATCAGGGGCATAGTTACACCCGCCTTTACCTGGAAGAAATAACCAACTTCCCTTCCCCTGCGCCGATTAACAAGCTGCGCGCCTGCCTCCGCTCCGCCTCTGGCGTCCCGGTCGGAATGCGCCTCACGGGGAACCCGGGCGGACCCGGCCACACTTGGGTCAAGGCCCGCTACATCGATCCCGCGCCGCAGGGTTTCGTTGTAATCGCCGAGGAGACGAGCATCGAAGTCGGCGGGGTTTCGACGACGGTTAAGCTGGAGCGCGTCTTCATCCCCAGTAAGATCAGCGATAACCAGCTCCTCCTCCGCAACGACCCCACCTACATCCTGCGGCTCCGCCAGTCGGGTTCCGAGGCTCTCGTCAAGGCCTGGCTCGAAGGCGACTGGTCCATGGTTGACGGTGCCTTCTTCAGCGAATTCGACTACACTCGGCACGTCCTCTCGATGGATTGGCTGTCGCTGATCCCTGCCTCTGCCCTCCGTTTCCGCGCGTTTGACTGGGGCTCAGCGAAGCCCTTCTCCGTCGGCTGGTATGCGGTATCCGACGGCACCTGGGGCCTTCCCCACGGCGCGCTCCTCAAGTACCGTGAGTGGTATGGGGCAGATGGCCCGAACAAGGGACTCAAGATGACAGCGGACCTCGTTGCTATGGGCATCGTGGACAGGGAGCGCGGCGAGCGCATCCGCTATGGCGCAGCCGACCCCTCCATCTTCATCCGCGACGGCGGGCCCTCGATCGCTGAATCCATGATGGTAAAAGGCTGCATCTGGAAGCGCGCGGACAACCGCCGCAAGCCCGGTTGGGAAGCACTACACCAACGTCTCCAGGGAGGTCCCGACGGGCGTCCCATGCTCTACTTCTTGGAATGCTGCGACGATACGATCCGCACTCTCCCAGTCCTCCAGCACGACGAGACCGACCCCGAGGACTTGGATACGGATGCCGAAGACCATGCCGCTGACGAGACGCGGTACGCAGTAACCTCGCGCCCTTGGGTGAACAAAACCGAGGCCATGCGCGCGCCACAGTTTCCCAAGCACCCCTCGCAGATGACAGTGACGGAACTGGTCGAAAAGCGTACCCAAGCCCGCCGATTGCGGGAAGATGGCGAATAGTATCCCCGTTCACACTTACGGCAAGGAGCTACCAGTATGCCCCCGTCTACCAACACCAAAGTCAACACACGAGACCTCCTGCCGCAGGACATTCAGTCCGCTATCGCCATCAAGGCGGCGAAGCTCAGTGACGACCCCGCCGCTGACAACATCGCGCCCGACTCCCCTAACGAGGAGATCATCCAGTTCTGGAAGTCTCAGCTCGACGATGCCCGGGAGCGCGAGGAGAAGTACCGTAAGTCCGCGCGCCCCGTGGTCCGCATCTACGAGGCTGCCGACAAGAAGGCCGACTCCTTCAACATTCTCTACAGCAACACTGAAACTCTGCTCCCCGCCGTCTACAACGCCGTCCCCCGGCCTGTCGTCAAGCGCAAGCAGGCGGGCAACGATGGCCCCGGCGGCACGACGAACCCCAACAACCAGTTGGAGCTCATCGCCACCCGCGTTGCGCAGCGCCTTCTGGACCAGTTCATTGACACGGGGTCCACTGATAGTCCCAACTTCGACGAACTCTCCGCCCAGTCCGTTCTCCAAGCTCTCGTCACCGGGCGTGGCCTGATGCGCTTCCGCTACGACGCCGACATCGAGGATGAGGTGATCGACGGGCAGCCCGTCGGCAAGGTCAAGTACGAAAACGTGCGCGGGGAGCTGGTCGATTGGGACCGTGTCCTCTTCGGCTACGCCCGCAGTTGGAATGATGTTCCCTGGCTCGCCTTCGAGCACTACATGTCGCGCGCGGAACTGGTGGACAACTTCGGGGACGCCGGGAAGGACGTACCGCTCAATGCCTCCACCAGCGACACGGAATCGGAAGGCAGTGACTCCAGCGCTGCCGACGATGCGGACGCGCGGGCCCCCGCCGACAGCAAGGGTGCGAAACTCGCCCTCATCTATGAGATCTGGGACAAGACCAAGAAGCAGGTACTCTTCTACGCCCCTTCCCACGAGGATGCTATCCTGAAGCAGCTCGACGACCCGCTCGGGCTCACCGGCTTCTTCCCTTGTCCCGCGCCCCTCTGCTTCTTCAATAAGGTGTCGAGCCTTGTCCCTGTCCCTCTGTACCAGTTTTACAGGGAACAGGCCGAGGAACTGAACCGCGTCTCCAAGCGTATCAACAAGATTATCAAGGCGCTGAAAGTGCGCGGATTCTACGACTCGCAGCTTGGGTCGCTGGAGAAGCTCTTGCAGCAGGACGATAACATCCTCCTGCCCGCCGAGAACGTCGCCGCGATGCAGCAGGGGCAGACACTGGAGAAGTCGATTTGGCTCATGCCACTGACTGAGTTGGTCTCTGTCCTTCAGCAACTCTACGCCCAGCGCGCACAGGTCAAGGCCCTTATCTACGAGATCACGGGTATCAGCGACATCGTGCGCGGAGCTTCCGCTGCCTCAGAGACCCTCGGCGCGCAGCAGATCAAGGAGTCCTGGGTCACTTTGCGCATCAAGCGGCTCCAGAAGGCTGTCCACAAGTACCTCCGCAACTCCCTGCGCATTATGGCGGAAATTGCCCTTACCAAGCTGGCCCCGGAGACCGTCCAGGCCATGACGGGTGTGGACCTGCCTACAGAGGAGCAGAAGCAGCAGGCGCAAATGGAACTTCAAGCGTGGCAGCAACAGCAAATGGCCGTACATATGCCGCCAATGATGTCGCCCTCGCCGCTTGGCGGTCCTTCCGTGGGTATGGGTGGCCCGTCCGCGCCTTCCGCGCCTTCCGGGGCCCCCGGAGTGCCCTCTATGGGTACGCCCGTGCCCGCGCCGTCGTCCGCACCCGCCGCGCCTCCCGCTCCCTCTGCGCCAAACATGGCCCCAACTGTCCCTGTCGGCTCAACCGTTCCCGCCGGTTCCCAGGGCCCGCTACCCGGCTCCCCCGCTCCCGGTGGACCGCCGCCCCAGATCCTCGAAACCCTAAACACCCCGACCATGGTCGAAGTCCTGACCTTGCTCAACGATAACCTCCAGCGCCGCTACCATATCGACATCGAAACCAATTCCACTGTGGATGCCGAAGCGACTGAGGACAAGCAGCAAGTAGGAGAGTTCCTCAATGCAATGGCGCAATTTTTGTCAGGTGTTGCTCCTCTTGTGCAGAATGGTTCGCTACCCTTTGAGGCTGCGCAGGCCATCATGCTCTCCGTCACTCGCCGTTATCGTTTTGGGGATGAGGTCGAGGAAGCCCTGAAGAAGATGAAGCCACCGGAGGCGCAGGGCGACCCGAAGGCCGAATCCGAGGCGGCAATGATGCAGTTGGAGATGCAGAAAGGCCAGCAGGAGATGGGGCTCAAGAAGCAGATGGCTGACCTAGACATCCAACTCCGCACGATGGAGATGCAATTTAGGGAAAGGGAACTGGCGCAAGAGGCGAAGATCAAGGAGATGGAGGCGGGGATGAAGATGCAAGACATGCAGCGGAAGGCGCAGATGGGCGAACACAAGCACCAATCGCAGATGCGTATGATGGCGCTGAAGGAGCAGCAGGCGGCGATGCAGCCCGCCGTAGCCCCTCCCGTTGGTTCCCCCGGCCCGGAGGTCGCCTAGCCATGCCAACTTACGACTTTGAGTGCCCCGCCTGCCAGCACATTGAGCGTGATGTCATGCGCTCGCTGGAGGAGTACGGTACCCTGCACCTTTGCCCACTGTGCGGAACCCCGTCCAACCAACTCTTGTCCGCCCCGCACATCGTCATGGACTACGCTGGGTATCAGTGCCCTGTTACTGGACGCTGGGTGGAAGGTCGCGCCGCACACCGAGAGAACCTCAAGCGGCAGGGATGTCGGGTCTTGGAACCTGGCGAGACGGAGCAGGTGCGGAGGGACAGGCAGCGCGCCGAGCGCGACTTCGACCGCGCCCTCGACAACACCATCGATGAACTGCTCTACAAGGCAGGCAGTGATAAGGTTGAAAAGCTTTGCAACGAGGTGGCGAGTGGCGTCACAGCGACAGTGGAACGACTGCCGTTAACCAAGTAGCACCCGCAAGGGACAGGAGTTTGCCCCCATGAACGACAGAGAAGAACTGACGGACAGTATTGTGGAGCGGGAGGCCGAGCCGAATCTTCAGGCAATGTCGGACGATATTTCCAGTGATCTGTTTGATACCACTGAGCGGGATGACAGTGGCGAGGACAAAACTCCGGTTGCAGACGTGCAACCCGACAGCCGTCCGCGCACCCCCGATGGCAAGTTTGCCCCGAAGGATAAGAGTGCAGCGGACGTGAAGGACGGGGCGGACGTAACCCCCGGCGCGACACCCGCCGCGCCCCCCGTCTCCACCATTGACGGTGCGCCAGTAGCCCCCGCCTTCCAGGCCCCTAAGACTTGGCGTAAGGAAGCTGCCGAGGCCTTCGCCTCCCTTCCCGCCATCGTCCAGGCGGAAGTTGTCAAGCGCGAGGAGGACATCTTTAAAGGCATCGCGCAGTACCGTGAACACGCTCAGGTCGGCCATGTCTTCAACGAGACCCTCAAACCATTCCTCCCGCTGTTCCAGCGTTACCAGCTCA